TGTTTAAATAGTTTTACGCCGTGATTGGTTCCACCCTGATAAAGGGCAGTCGCGACAAATGGGTTGGAAACCTTGAAACTAATACATGTTAACGTCAAGGCATCGTAAAACATTATAGCGTCCGACATCTAGTCGGGCGCTATTTCGTTCCATTGGCATCGAGAAACGCTTTTCTCGAGCCAGCTCAATGCTTTATAGTAAACTCAGTATCCCTTAATACAATCCCACCCGGGAACCTCTTCGGCGTTAACTTCCCCGTATACGTACTCCCGACCGTGAAGTTATCATAATCCACTTGCTTTTTAACATTCTCAGGCATACCCGCACACTTGACGACGGGGTTCCCTTCATAACCCTGTAGCACCTCGTTATAAGTTAGCCCCCGCCGGAGCTGTATTCCATCGCTAATGGGTGTAAACGGCGTTTCAATGTAGGACTTCGCCCTCAGGAACTTCGAGTCTGAGAAGTACCCCTCAAAACCCCATGCCCCTAAATCTGTCGGGTGAACGGTAATGTTTAAAGGTAGCTCAAAACCAGACAAGTGAATACTGTCAGTGTCAGCATACATAAACCTGCCATAGACCGTTTGGGCTGTCCTAATTGTCTTAGATCTAGCATAGGATGTTATAAAGGCCCCAACGGCTGTATAGACTGGGTCTAAGTATTCGGGGTCATCTAACGTGTACCCGACTATACCATCTTCCCTAAGATAGGGAGATTTGAGGATTGAAAGGGGATTTTTAGCAAACTTGCCGTAAAGTGAGTTAAGCATGAGCTTACTAAGTTCTCGAATCCCCCCTTTGCTTTTAGCCTTCACGGCCGCCCATTTGTCAATATAATCCCGAAAGACAAAGTGACACTGTTTGAATTTATAACCAGAAATGTGCTTTAGGTTATATATCTTATAATGATCTTGAAACAAGGCAAAGTCGGCGTTCGTCATGGTCATTTCAATGATCTCACCCTTTGAACTATCTAAGTATTCCGTTTCAATAAAGCTCCGGTTATTTTTTAATTGTACTGTGGGTATATGATCTAATTTGAGTACAAACTCACATTCGAACCTCAAAATATATAATGGGTAATCTTCGTCATAAACATATTCGCCGTCATACCAAACGGGTGTACCAAAAGGCATTGGGGTGTCTTCTACACCCCACATAACCGATGGGTATAACGAGTTAACATCGTAGGCAATGCCGTGCTGGCGCAACCCTTTATACTTCGGATTAAGCCACGTAAAACCTCCTTTATAGGCCCGGCGTATATCGGCATCGACCTCTAGGGGTAGTACTGGAAACCAATCGTCAAAGCGTCTTTTTGAGATACTGTCCTTGAACCCGTTTAAGGCATCCGATCCGATCGTCATTTTCTCAAGGCCCTGTGAGAACTGGATTTGTAACGCCTTCGCTACAATCATGCAATCGGAGACAACATATTCGCGCTCTTCTAAGGTTAGCTTGTGCCCTTTTTCTCGAAATAACTTGTAATCGCAATCCCCTTTATCAGGGAGCTTAAACGTCTTAGCCAACCGGGCCACACTAAAGTTTGGGAATTTTTTCATGGAGTCATAGATCACACACTTTTTCCACTTCTTGCCAGTCTTACTAAAATAAATCGTGATGCTGTAAAACGTGCCCATATTCGTAATGAGAGACGAAAACGTTCCCGGGAGCTTATCCCGTGAATGAGTATAACCATGAGTGAGCAACCAATGCAGAATAAATTCACCATCGAATTTTAAATTGTGAAAATACACGGTCGTGTTTTTGTCTTCGACGTACTCAATAAAACCTTCAATATCGTTACCAACAAGCTCAACTTCTAAAGAATCAATATCCACCAAACAACTAGCCCACACCCGAACGTCCTCTTCTTGCGTGGTTGTCTCAAAGTCCCCGACTAAACGAATCATAGGTTTAAACCTCGCTATCCTCCAATAACTACTTGATGAACTTCTTTTTACCAAACTTCGGGTTATAGTTGATCCCATATTTACTTATACCCCCCATATCTATCCTAGGCCTTCCGGTCGTCGTGTCAGTATCAACCCCAATAGCATTGAGCATAGCATCTATTCTAGACTGTTTATAACCATCTTTACCGTTTGACGGTTCGTAAGTATGTTTGATCTTCATAACTTCGTCGCGTTGAACAACACTCATATAATCCTCTGGGGTCATCGATTTAATCACTTTAGCGAGTTTATCCCCGATAGCCCCGAATTCACTGTTTATGGCCTTAATATGATTTTTTTGAAACAACTTAGCCTTTCTCTTTTCATAATGTGGTGAGGCGAATTTCCTAAGTGAAGTCATATAGTGGTTATATTCCTCTTTAGTCTTAAACCTACCTACCCCACCCCTTTTTTTAGAAAATAAAAAGTCTGATTCTTCACCCATTGCATGAATCGACTCTTTGTTGGATTGCTTTGTCCCAACACCCCCGACAAACCGCTCCATGGCCCCTTCCATGGACCGCATTTTATCACTTTTTCGGTTAACTTGTGAAACGAGATTTTTAAGCTTTTGTAACTCCCCTTTAGTAAACTGTACGCCGTGCTCATTTTCTACCCGACCACGGTTATTGACCTTCTTAAGGTTTTTACTGCCGGACTTACGTCCGGCAGGTTTTGCATTATACGGTCTTTTAGACAAAATGGTATCCTCCCTCATGGGAATTCACACCCCTCAAATGTACTGCTTTTTTCGAACCCTTTCCTAGAAACTTAGGTATTCACCTTTCGTTTTTAGGCTCGGTGCTCGTCCGCACCTCCTCCTAAATATACCGATCATTTTTCACCCTTATATCAGAATACAAGGTCTGTTCAATCCTGATCATAACCGAGGGCCTAATTTTAAAGACGGTTCCTAAATAACTATTCAGCAGGTAAACAACCTTCTGTACTTTCCGAACTCGCTCAGGCAGTTGCTTTTCAAACATTTCTAATTTTTTAGCACTGGAAAACTTGAGGTCTTCGCCGTACTCTGAGATAAAGATATGCGGCGAATTAGTCACGTCGTAATACACCCCACTACGACTAACCGCCATAGCGTCTGGCCTCCCGACTACGTTCTTCAAATACCAGCCCCGTTTGTACTTTTTTCGGGCGCTGCTTGTCATAATTGCCCTCCTTATAACCAGTGTCTAATTCATCGACCGTGAAACATCGCCGAAATGGCTTCATAAACGTCCGATCGGCATCGCATAAAATAGCAATCTTTCGTGCAGAGATATGAGGTGTAAAGGTTATACTCATCGGGCTCGCCCCCTTGCATACCCTTCACAGTATAGTTGAAGGCCCATTAAACAAACTAGAATTACGGTTACTGGTTCCATCAGCAATCATTCTCCTTTTATAATTTCTTTAAATCTCTCAACCCTTCTAATACATAATAAATTCTATCACATGAACAAACCTCACGGTCTTGTTTATGTGGACACCCGTTACATGTAAAAACTTTGAGCGAATACATAAGAACTTCTAATTCCTTGACACTTAATAATTCCATAGTTTACCTCACTAATAACAATCTAGTCTTTTTATACTCCCGAGCATAGGCGGCTTTCGCCGCCTTCGTCACTTTGTGTTTAGCTTGTCCACATAATAGACAACGAGTGGAATTCGCATTGGTGTTCCACGAGTGAATGCATGGTTTCATATAACCTGTACCCCTTCCTAGTACCTTAGGCGTTCGCCTTTCGGTCCTAGGCTCGATGCTCGTCCGCATCTCCCCATGAATGTTTACATGTTAAAATGGTTGGTCGCCTTCTGTCGGGTAAAACTCGCAATTCACATACTCGTTACCTGATGTTTTGCTTTTATGGACCGTGAAGATAACTGGGATACCCACCTCGTGCATTTCCTTGACATCGTCCGGCTCAAGTGTTGCCTCTAATTCATTTAGCTTATCACTCACAATAGAACCCCCGAAGAAAAAATGCTCTGGGTATTCGGCCAGTTCAATAACGGCCATATGATCAGATTTTTTAGACTTAATGAAGCCGAAGTCCTTGATTGTTTGAATGATTCCCCTTGGCAATTGACCTAATTCTCGTCCGTCCATGAACGTGATCCCTTTAGAACTATTGGCCTTTTTAGCTTTGTCTTTTAAACTCATTTTAATTATTCTCCTTCATTGGCCTATGCACACATTCGGAGCATGGCAGATACTTTACTTCTCTAAATCTAAATGAACAAATAATACAATTCAAGGAGTCCCATTCCTTTCTTTAGAATCTTCTACATGTTACCCGGGTTCGTGTGTTCCCCGGTAATTTACATATTATACCCATAATATTCCTCTGTCAACAGCTTTATTACAAACAATTAAAATAAAGTTATTTCCATTATATAGTATAAGTTGTATAATATAATAAACGTTCTTAATTAAGAAATAAAGGAGGAAACAACCCTTGAACCTCGAAGAAATGCAGGCCGAAATCATCCGGCTGGGCGAAGTCAATACCGCTAATTTAGCTCAAATAGCTACCCTTGACACCGACGCTATGACCTTAAAAGAGTCCATAGCAACCTTAACAACAGATAAGGAGGGACAAGCCACAAAAATAACAGAACTCCAGCTACACAATCAAAAACTTTTCTTAAAAATTACCACACCCCCGGAACCTCTTAAACACGAAGAACCAAAACTTTCCCTAGAAGATTTTGCCAAAACCATGAAGTTCTAATTTTAATTTAAGAAGGAGACTATAAAATGCCGCAAACCGTTGTAACTTTAGCCATGCTTAACGCCATTCGAGATTCCGCTTCCACGGCCTACGTGGATACCATCCCTGCCGCAACCCGCACAAACATTGCCGCCATTGGTACCGCCTTGCTAACCTTCCCTGCCCTCTTAAACGAGTTCACAGGAACGCTCGTTACTAAGATTGCCTTAACTATTTTCAACCAAAAAATCGCCATCAATCGCCTTGCCCCTTTTAAATCAGGCCTACTACCTTTCGGTGCCACTGTCGAGGAAATCTTTATTGAGCAAGTCAATTCAGTGGTTTATGATCCAGCTGGCGCGAACCCACTAGGCCGCCGCAAACCAACGAACGTCAAAGTTATGTACCACACCCAAAACCGTCAATCGACCTATGAAATCTCAGTTTCAGACGTTCAAATTAAAAGTGCCTTTCGTTCGGCTGCAGGTGTGCAGTCTTTAGTTGCAGGGATCATTCAGTCCATGTACTCTGGTGCAAACGACGAAGAATATATTTTCATGAAAAACCTGCTCGCAACCTATACGGACGATGCAACCCATCTTATTCCACAATACAAAGACTATGAAGTTGCACCCATCACAGACACGGCCACCGCAACCGACTTCGTCAAAGCCGTTAGAAAGGCCGCTCAGGATATGTCCTTCATGTCTAACCAGTATAACTCAGCAGGGGTGAAAACTTACTGCATGCCTGAGGATTGCGTCTTACTGGTCAATAAAGATATTCTCGTTGAAATTGATACCGAAGTCCTTGCCCATGCTTTCAATATGGATAAAACAACGATGCAAGGTAAAATCGTTTCTCTTGATGACTTCGGGAGCTTACCCAATACCGAAGGAATTCTCATGGACAAAGAATTTTTCAAAGTATACGACACCTTAAATCAAGTTGAATCCATCCGGAACCCTCAAGGTATGTTCACAACTTATTTCTTGCAAATTTGGCAGATTCTTTCCCTCTCCCGTTTCAAAAATGCGGTTCGTTTTGTTCGCCAACCATAATAACTAAATTAGAAATGGCCTGCTTACATGGCAGGCCATTTCTAAAGAAAGGAGCAAGCCAATGCCCTTCGCCCCCTCAGGAACTTTATACTTAATCGGTAACGTGCCCCTCGATCAAGATTATAAAAATACGATTGACTTCGGGGACCTAGCAGAACAAGTTGCATACTTCACGTCAAAAGCTTCACAAACTCTCCTAGAGTACACCTTCACCCGTAAAGACGGTACCTTAAAAGTTAACAGTAACTTAGAAACTTTATACGGGATCAACTACGTCATGTATCGCAACTATTCCGCCTCGAAATGGATCTTCGCCTTCGTAACCTCCAAGCAATACTTGAGTGAAGGGGCCTCACTTCTCACCATAGCAACGGACGTATTCCAGACCTACCTATTTAACGTCACATGGCACGAAACATTTATCGAACGAGAACACCAAAACAGGTGGTCAGCACCGGGCATACCGATCTACAATACCTTAGAAGAAAACATAACCATTGGCGAAGAATACATCAAGACCTTCGAGAAAACGCTTGTTTCCGCCGGGCGATATTTTCTCCTAATTACCACTGAGGTTATAGACGGGACCCCGATGGCCCCGGTAGCTATTCAAGGCTCACCTACACCCTTTTATTATTACCTGATTAACAAAACACCACGTGCTACCTATATGGACGCACAGTGGTTATGTCAACTCATTGCGGACCATCCCGAAGTTATAAGTGTCGCGTATATCCCCTTCTTACCCTTCGATACTGGGGATCCCAACGTACACACGGTAACCTATACGTGGAATGCGGGGGCCTCTTCTATTAATATGATGCGTATATCGGGAGACGTAGCGTCAAAAGCCTTAATCGGTTATTTCAACAAACTAGAAGCAATTACCCTACCATCCACCTTCACGACAGGCCGTGCCCGTGCCGCCTACATGGAGTCTAAACTTTTAACTCACCCATACTGCTATAACCTCTTAACGGATCTCCAGTCAGAACCTATGGTGCTTAAAAACGAATACCTAACGGGGGATAATGACGTGTACGTCTCCGTTACCCAAACAATATCCATCAACCCGAAATCTAAGCTATACATTTCATCCGGTTACCTTGGCGAAATCGACGGAAAACTACATGGGCTAACGAACGCTCAAGTAAATGACCTACCCCTTAAAAACTATGAATACTACAATTACATGCTTTCACACAAGGCACAAATAGTTTCTGGCCTTGCAGTATCAGCCGCAGGATCCGCCGGAACCGTTGCCGCCGCCGTTGCCGCTGGGCCGATAGGGGCCGCAGTAGTTGGAGGGGCCGCCCTTTCCTCAGTCGCCGCCATATCCGGGGAGCTCGCGAAGCAGAAGGACCTTAAAAACGTCCCGCCAACCGTTAAGAACATGGGGAATAATATCAGCTTCGAAATTGCGGACGGGAACGAGGAACTACGGGTTATGAGGTATACGGCCACGGATAAGGTATTAAACGTTGTGGCGGATTACTTCGCGATGTTTGGATATAAGTCCAGTCGGGTCCAGATTCCGGATCTTCGGTCAAGGTATTATTACAACTATATTAAGACGCTATCTTGTAATATTGACGGGGATATGGATACTGAGGATCTAGCGAAGTTACAAGGGATTTTTAATCGAGGGGTTACGATATGGCATAATCGTGCTGGGGTTGTTCCGCTAAGTTATTTATATGACAACGTTGAAATGTCGCTGGTCTGAGAGAAGCGTCTCTCAGTACCAAGGGAACGGAGGGAAGAACGAATGGAGAGGACGCCGATTGGCTTGTTACCACGGTATATATGGGTTGAAAAAAGATTGGAAGACGTTAAAAACGCTATTGAACGGTATCAAGAAGTGGATAAAAAACTACCTATGGAATGGATCTTAGAACTATTAGACTTAATTCAAGAGGTAGACAGGAGGCGAGAGAATGGCTAGAAGGCTGACTATTGAGGATATGCTGAATGATTTTAACGTTAGACTGATTTATGATCGGCTTAAGAACTTGGCATTAAATATGTTTGAATGGGAGGGGTTACCTGAGGATATGCGTCCCGAGTATATCGAACGGTTACTGTATGATTTTGGTGGGGCCTTGTTTTGCAAGAATAAAAAAAGTGACCAACTGATTTGTGTTCAGGCGGCTCCGGCTGGGGGCTTCAATATTTATGGTGAGTTCTTGGAATATCAGGGTATGGGTAGTAATGGTTATAATGAGCATTACGAGGCCGAGGAATGCGTTTACATCAGGAATAACGCTTTGAAGGTTAATACCCACGATAACTTGATGCTGTTCGCCATCAGGATTGCAGGGATTGAACGCACGATCGACGTTAACGTGAACGCTCAGAAAACACCTCGCATTGTCCTTTGTGACGATAAGGATATACTGACGTTTAAGAACATTTTTAAACAGGTAGACGGGAATGTTCCAGCAATATTCGCCGATCGGAATCTTAACCGGGCTAGCTTTGATGTAATTGATATACTGGCGCCTTATGTTGCCGATAAGCTGGCGGATCTTAAACATGATGTCTGGAACGATGCCTTGAGTTTCTTAGGGATTGACAACGCCAATACAGATAAACGGGAACGGTTGATTAAAGACGAGGTTAATGCTAATAATTCGTTTGTTGATTTTAACGCTATGTATATGTTGCAGGCTAGGGAAATTGCTTGCAAGGAAATTAATGCGATGTTCGGGTGTAATGTGACAGTTAAACGTAGAGAGGGGGTCGAGGGGAGTGTCGAGTCAATACACGTTAAGTCTCCAACAAATTAAAGAAAATGGCATTAATATTTTCAATGGGATGGTTTACCCTATATATGACGAATTGTATCGGCCTATCCTAGAGGAAAAGATTTTAGAGCATTTCTATTTTCGAGAAATTGGGGTTGAAACGGTCGGACGGTTTATTTTTAACTTGGGTGTTCGATTGAGGGAGGTTATGCCATATTTTAATAAAATGTATGTAACCGAGAGTTTAGTGCTTAGGATCTTAGATAACTACGATGTCACTGAAACGTACACCGGGGCCACGAGTCAGGATGGAACAGACGGTTCAACGGACACGGCGAAAAAGTTGTTTAGTGATACACCACAAGGCCGGACAGATTTAGCTGATAGTCAGTTCGTAACCACGATCGATGATGATACTGCAAGTTCGACTGGGGTCAATCATGGTGCTGGTACGAACTCATGGACACGTACGATGAACGGTAATATTGGGGTTCAAACAGATGCCGATGCCGTGAAGAATTACAGGGAAGCCTTGTTGAATATTGACTTAGAGGTTTTTAAAAGTTTGAACGACTTGTTTATGCAGGTATATTAAGCCTTCTGGAAGCCGAAAAGCGTTTCGTCTCCCAATTAGGAAACTAAATAAAATGGAGGTTATTGTTAAATGGATCTAATTAATAGCTGGATTTTACACAGGGTGGCCATGGTACAATTAGATTCTGAGGAATTAAGTGTGCTGGAATTAGTGGCAAAGACGGCGGATAAGACGAATGAAACGGTTGTTTCGTTTAATACACTGGATGCTAGGGAGGCGGGACACGATAGCTCAGTACAGGGCCGAATTGAATCTGAAATAACAAGTAGAGGGCTGGACGACAATAGGGATTTTACAGGAACATTAAACGGGTTTCCGATCGTTCAAGCAGAGGCAGGTTTGGCAACCACAGTTCAAGGCTATCTAGCAGAATTGGATAGTGTCGTAAACAATACCATTTCAAAAAAGACGGCTATGCTGTTAAAGCTCAAAAACACCTCAAATTATTTTGGTGAACGTCAAATAACAGTTTTTGGTGATAGTATTGGCTGGGGTTCAATGTGTAAAGACCGTAACAATGATAGTTGGGTCGGTATTTTAAGAAAACTAATACAACTTGAATATGGGAACAAAAACCATGGATTTGAGAATTTTTATCCCCCACAGTTAACTTTACAAGGTGATCCAATGGTAGGTTTACACTCTTGTAATTTTGGTGTATGGACACCAAACGTAACAACACTAGATATTACAAAATATAGTTACACATCAACTACAAGCGGTGCTGTAATTACAATAACAGTTCCCAATGTAAATAATTTCTTTGCAATTCTTTATACCATGCAAGACGGCGGCGGAAGTATTGGTGTTAGTGTTGATGGCGCTAGTGTTGGAACTTTAAATACTTATGGGACGCTACAACATAATTCAAAATCACAATATTTTGCAATGGGGGGTAAACAAACGTCAATCATTACCCTAACTAAACTTGATAGTTTGCCAACTGAATTGTTAGGTATCAATTATATGGATGATCCTGCCTTAACCTCAATCCAAAATTATAGCCGAAGTGGGGCAACACTTGCCATAACAGATGATACATTATTAGATATTGTTGCAAGTGCTGATTTCTTAATTTTAGCATTAGGTGTTAATGATTCAGACCTTGCATTGTTTACAACTAAGATTACGTCTCTAATCACAAAATGTAATACAAGGGAAACCTTTGTTATAGTTCCTGATTTTATATGGGTTTCCACAGAGATAACACAACCCTTTAAGGATCAATTAAAGAGACTCGCCTTTGAAACAGGCGGCGTATATATTGGTTTTTCTGAAATCCTACCTATGACAACATTCGCAGAATATATTTCTAATGGCTTTCTAGCAGATAACCCACACCCAACAGAAAAGGGTCACCAAATTATCGCCGAAACAATCGCAAAAACTATGATGTTAGGGATCACTGGTAAGAAACAAGCAGAAAAGATTAGTTCTTTAAATGTTGGTGAATGGCAATATGTTGAAAGTTCTGAATTGATAACACCTTTCACTAACTCCTACCCTACAGCTAACTCTTTAAAATTTCGCTATCGTAAATCAAATGGCAATGTTGATGTTTGTATGATAGTTGACACTAACACAGCTGTATACACTAGTGCGATATACCAGTTACCTATAGGGTTTAGACCATTCATGAACACAGAGAGAGTTTTACAAGTTGCGGATAGTGCAGGTATTACACCTGTAAGTAATGCTATTATGATTTCAGGGGATGGTACAATAATCTGGAAAAACTCACCGTCGACCTATTTACCAAGTGTTATTATGGGGTCATTTTCATTCCCTGTAGAATAGTAAACGCATAAAACGACAAAGGAAATACAGGAATAAAGTTCCTGTATTTCCAACATTTATTAATTTAAAAGTGTTATAATGTAGTAACGGTTATTGTTAGATGGGAGGGGGAATATACAAAAGAAAGAAGGGGCTTCAACAATGGCTAACAATGAGTTATCACTCGACAGTCCAGCAATCCCTGTTCTGCCTACGCTACCTACACCCAAGATAGACGCTAGCAGTTGCGGCATGATATCGTATGCGTCCCACAATGAGGCCATGCGTATCGCAGAACACCGCTTCCAGGACGAACGAGACAGGCGTTATACTGAGGTCAATGTGGAGAAAGAAAAAGCATTAAAAATTAAGGAGACTGCAGATTTAGCCGCATTAAGTTTAGCCAGAGAAAGCCAAGTGTATAAAGACCAGCAAGCTGATGTTATGAGAGAAAAAAACTTAGCCGCGAGTGGTGTCTATGCAACAAACTCTGACCTAGCAATGGTAGTAGAGAAGTTTGAAAAGATCGTTCGACCTATTACAGAGTTTGTTAACTCACAGCAGGGTAGGCAGACAGGTATAGAGCTTACCACGGGGAAGTTGTTCGCCTCTATAGCCGCTCTGGGAGTGATTATGGGGTTGATATTCAAACTGATGTAAGAAATCACAGGATGAGGAGGTTATTAATATGAATGAAACCAAAACAGCAGGCCAAAGTTTAACCATTATTTCGAGCGTTGTGACCTTAATTTCCTTAGTCGTGTCGTTTTTCTTTAAACTTCAAATTGACGTGCAAGCCCAAGGCGAAATTATAAACTTAGGTATGACTTGTTTGGGTGTTATAAGCACGGCGATCGCTATTTATGGTCGGGTACGGGCCACAAAAGTGATCGTTCCTAAAGGTAACTAACCGTATGACCATTTGCACGAACGCCGCCTTGAATATGGATGATATGACGATCAATGCTCAATATATCCTTGATTGGTTACTGGCTAAAGGGTGGAGCAAAAACGCTGTGTGCGGTATGCTCGGGAACATGCAAAGCGAGTCGACGATCAACCCGGGCAGGTGGCAAAGTGGTATAGAGTATGGGGATGGGTTCGGCTTGGTACAGTGGACCCCCTACACTAATTATACAACTTGGGCCGGAGCTAATTGGTATACTATGGACCGTGAGCTTGAGCGCATTGAGTACGAAAAGTTAAATAACGTCCAGTGGATTAAATCAGGGATGACGTTCACGGAATTTAGTGTTTCAACCGACACGGCGAGCAATCTGGCTATGATCTTTATTGCCGCTTATGAAAGACCTGCAGACCCTAATCAACCCATTAGAGGGACTCAAGGGCAGGCATGGTATGATCTACTTACGGGTGGTGTTACCCCGCCACCAGACCCCGGTACGGGATTACTTCGACATATTTCTGTTGTACTTAGAAGTTCTGAACTTAGAAAAAGTACATTGGGGCAATCAACATTAAGAAAGGTAGGATTAATTCATGTCTAAAAAGATATTTCTGGATGCGGGCCATGGGGGTAAAGATCCGGGGGCTGTCGGAGGAATTGTAGAAAAGGAATACAACTTAAAGTATATTTTGGAGTTGGGCCGGGTACTTGGGTTGCTAGGTTTTGATGTACAGTTTAGCCGGGTTACGGACGTATTTGTTGAGCTAAACACGAGATGCACTTTAGCCAATGCTTGGAAGGCTGATTACTTTATTAGCCAACACTTTAACGCTGGCGGCGGTACGGGTATTGAAACATGCATACAAGGCAAGGGGGGACAGGCAGAAATATTAGCAGGCAAGGTTCAATTGGCGCTTATTGGTTACACAGGATCACAGAATAGGGGTGTTAAGGTACAAAACCTGCAAGTGACTAGGGATACGACAATGCCAGCTATTTTGATTGAAGGTGGGTTCGTGGACAGTGGCACGGATTGTGCTATGATTAAGGCCGATAGCTGGATGATTAAGTATATGAAGGCAGTTAGTTACGCAATATGTGATATGTGTGGGGTTAAATGGTTTGACACGCACTCAGTGGAGGTGAAAACAGTGTCAGAACCTACTATTTTAGTCACTGATAAGGACATATATTTGTCTGTACGTGTATTGGATTCGAAGGCTGTTGCGTTGCAAGAACAAATCATAGGTATGGGTTATGCAACTAAACGTCTGGAATTAGCATAAAGGAGGGTGATTGCTGATGCGAGGCGCGAAGCGGCGTAGAGGGAGAATAGACGACGTAAGGAGGATTAATCGAGATGTGGTATGACCGTTCGTTGTTACTCAGTCATAATAAACTATTTAATTTTGTATTGGGTAACCGTGGTGGCGGTAAATCTTTTGATTTTAAATTTTGGTCAATATCCGACTTTAAAAAAACGGGCGCTCAATTTATATGGGTGCGGCGTTATAAGTCGGAATTAAAAACGATGGGCAGTTTCTTTGACGATATTATTGTTAAGTTCCCCGACGATGAATTTCAGCTTAAAGGGGATAAATTTCAGATCAAAAGTAAAGAAGATAAATGGTTGACGATGGGCTATTTAATCCCTTTAAGTACTTCGGCTCAAAAAAAGTCGATCCCGTTTCCGTTGGTCAATAAGATCATCTTTGACGAATTTTTAATCGATAAAGGTATGTTCCACTATTTGAAAAATGAGGTCGAAGTATTTTTAGACTTGTTTGAAACGGTTGCCCGACTGAGAGACAATGTGCGAGCCGTATTTGTGGCCAATGCCATTAGCTCCGTCAATCCCTATTTCCTTTACTGGAAACTCAAGCCAAACCCTAAGCAACGATTTAGTTCTAATGAGCATATCATTATTGAGTTTTTCAAAGATCAAGATTTTATTGACGCGAAAAATCAAACCCGGTTCGGCAAGGTCGTGAAGGGCACTAAGTACGGAGAGTTTTCAGTCGAAAATGCCTTCTTAAGAGAGAATGAAATATTTATAGGCAAGAAGACCCCTGATGCTGAATTCATGATGGCTATTAAGTATCAAGGCCAAACACACGGGTACTGGGTTGATTACAGAGAAGGGTATATTTATGTGAACAACCAGTTTGACCCGTCCAGCTATTCCATATATGCCTTGACAAAGGCCGACCATGAGCCTAACATGTTACTTATAAAGAGTTTGGCACAATGTAAACCTTTAGAGAAGGTCATATACTGCTTCAATAATGGCCTGCTTAAGTTTCATGACCAGCAAATCAAGGCGACCTTCTTCGATTATATTGCCTATTTCATTAGATAGGGTGTGATTATTATTTATAAGCTGTTTGCAATCATTATAATAACCATTAGAGATGCACTTAAGGTTATTGGGCTTGGCTAATTTATAATCATTATATTTAGATGCTTAGATAATTAGACAACCATCTAAATATAGTCTATGAAAAACCCGCCGCCCCCACCTCCCCTACCTTGTGATCCCACGGAGCTTGGACCGACCGTACGGAGGTTCACTG